CAAGACGTTCTTTAAATATAATGTTAGCTGAATGGGCTAACAGAGGTATTAATCTTTGGACTGTTGAGCTTAGAACAAAAACACTAACTGGTAGTACAACTAGTTACACTTTAGATTCAGATTTAGTTGATATACTAGAAGCTGTTTTATTTACAACTAGTGATACAACAACTGATATAGAAGTTGATCGTATTAGTCGTGCAGAGTATTTAAATATATCTAATAAAACTACAGAGGGAAAACCTGTGCAGTATTTTTTAGAAAGAGGAGCGTCTACTCCAACACTGTATCTTTATCCAACACCAGATGGTGCACACACATTTAAGTATTATGGTCTAACCAAGATACAAGATGCAGGTAACTATGAAAATGAAATAGAAGTTCCTACAAGATTTTTACCATGTTTAACTTCTGGTTTAGCTTATTACACTTCTGTAAAAAAAGCTCCAGAGAGAACACCTTTACTAAAACAATTATACGAAGAAGAATGGCAACGTGCTTCGGAAGAAGATAGACCACGTTCTAGTTTCTTTGCTACACCACAGAGAGGGTATATCTAATGGCTCACGCTTCTGGTAAATATGCAAAAGCAATATCTGATCGTAGTGGTATGGAGTTTCCTTACAAAGAGATGGTTAAAGAATGGAATGGTTCTTTCGTTCACAAGTCTGAGTTTGAAGCAAAACATCCACAACTTGAAAGACAAAAACATGCGGCTGATGCACAAAGTGTTAAAGATGGTAGACCAGATAGATTAGAACCTATAACTGTTTTTGTCGGCGGTGCAGGATTCTTTGAATACGAAAACTCTATGGAACCTTCAACAAGTAAAAAACAACCTTTAGTTGTGTCATCTATTGGCATAGTATCAGTGAGCGTATCATAATGACAACAACATATTCAGAACTAGTTACACAAATAAGAGATTATACAGAAGTTAGTAGTAGTGTTTTATCAGACTCTATTGTTAACGATTTTATTCAGCACGCTGAAAATAGAATATTTAGAGATGTAGATTTAGATGTTTTTAAATCACATCAATCTGCAAATTTAACAGCAAGTAATGCTTTTTTATCTTTACCGGGTGGCGCGTCTCCAGATCCAACATCGCTTGGCACCGTTAGACACATGCAAATATTTGCACCATCTGGAACATCAAGGACATTTTTAGAACAACGCGATATTAGTTACATGAACGAATATTGGCCAGATCGAACTTCTACAGGGACCCCTAGATACTGGGCATGGTGGGATCATAATACAATTTATGTTGCACCAACGCCCGATGTAGCGTATAACGTGGAGTTAGGAATTACTAGATTACCAACAAGACTTTCTAGTAGTAATTCAACCTCTTGGTTGGGTAATAATGCTCCGGCACTATTGCTTTATGGGAGTCTTGCAGAAGCCTTCAAATTTTTGAAGGGACCAGCAGAAATGCTGCAATTATATGAACAATCATATCAACGGGCACTTCAAGAACTTGTCATAGAACAACAAGGAAGGCACCGAAGAGATGAATATATGCATGGGGCGTTACGTACTCCTCTGCAATCACAGAACCCATAGGAGGATAAAACATGGCTATAACTCAAGCTGTATGTACAAGCTTCAAACAAGAATTGCTACAAGGAACGCATAACTTTACTGCTTCCAGTGGTGATACTTTTAAAATAGCATTGTATACAAGTTCCGCTTCTTTGGATGCAACTACAACCGCTTTTAGCACAACTAACGAAGTCTCTGATTCTGGAACATATAGTTCTGGTGGAGGAACTTTAACAAGCGTAACTCCAACAACTTCTGGAACTACAGCTATTTGTGATTTTGCTGATATATCTTTTACATCAGCTACAATCACAGCAAGAGGTGCTTTAATTTACAATAGCTCTGACTCTAATAAAGCAGTCGCTGTTTTAGATTTTGGTGGTGATAAGACATCTACAAGTGGAACCTTTACAATTCAGTTTCCAACGGCTGATGCAAGTAACGCTATATTACGATTGGCATAGGAGAATAAATGGCTTTAGTCATTAATGATAGAGTAAAAGAAACTTCGACTACTAC